GCCTTACGATAGTCAAGATGCTCTTCACCAGCTAGATCAATATACTTGAGTCTGTTGCCTTGCTTTTCTAGCAAACCTTTTTTCTCAAACAGTTCAATAAGACCACTGTAAGGATTCATACCTGTTTCGTATGGAATCTTTACTTGTACACCTTCGAACGGTTTTGCATAACGAGTTTTCATTACTTTACAACCTGCTCTAATGCCACGTACTTCTGAGATCTTATTACCAGCTTCATCTTCTTTTAGTTTCATTTTTTTCATTGCAACAACAATACTTGATGCATAGATAAAGCCTTGTCCACCACTGATCTTGTCATCTGGATCAAACATATCTTGTGATGCATATGTATGGTTAGTACATACTAGTCCTACGTTGTAACTACCAATCATGTTAACAGTATTACGTACAAGTGATGTTAGTGCTTTAGGCTTACGACCCATATCACCTTTCATATCACCTTTGTTAAACTGATCAACATCTGTTGGTGTTAGTAACATACCTAATGAATCAATTACAAACAATACTTTAGGACGATCTTCCTCGTTCATTGCTTTATAATCTGTCATAAATGTGCTAACAGTTTTTGCTACATCATCAATCATTGACATATTCAATTTAAGAAGTTTATCTTCTCCTGTGTCAACGTCTAATGCTTGTAGCCAACTTTCATCAAGTGCATTCTCTGAGTCAATTAGAACTACAAAGATACCTTGATCTTGTGCGTGTTTTACAATGTTACCTGCACAGAAATAACTTTTACCTGCGCCTGATTCTCCTGCAAACACTGTTACCTTGCCTAGTGGAACTCCTCTATGAAAGTCTCCACTAATAAGATAGTTTAGTGCATATGAGCCTGTGCTAATCCAATCTGTTGGATCATTAAAGCCACTACTCATACCTGTTATACTTTTAGTTAAGTCCTTACGGAACTTACTAACGTCAAATGATTTAGCCATAGTTTCTCCTTGTTAAAAGCTAATGTAGGGGAAATTAATCCCCTACAAACGATTAATTATTTTATGATTGACGTGATCTAATCATTGATAAAATGTCTTCAGCTTTACCTGACGGTGCAGGTGCCTCTGTTGCCGGAGCCGCAGGTGCCGCTTCTGCTACTGGAGCAGGTGCCTCTGTTGCCGGTGTTGGAGTTGCTGGTGGTGCCGCCGGAGCAGGAGTACCCGCTCTATTCTGTGGATCACCTGTTCTTGCCGCCATTCCCGCTGGACGGAAATATTGACCAAAACGATCCATATCATATGCTTCACCATCTACTGATGCTTCAAACATTTCTTTCATGACTTTTACCTCAACTTCTGAAGGTTGTTTCGGAAGGAAGTCACTCATGTTAAACAAGCCATTAGTTTCAATAGCTTTCATTTCAACATCTGTCAATGGACGCTCTCTACGTGCCCAATTAGAAGTTGAATAGTCAGCATATCCACCTTTACTTGTTTTATTAAGACGGAAGTCTACACCAGCAGTATAATCTGTTGGTAATTCTTCCATATCCGGATCCATGAGAGCCGCTTTAATAATTTGGAAAATCTGTGGACCAATAATAAACCTTCGAATTGGATTCTCAGGAGTAGTATCTTCATTCAACGCATTTTCAGTTACAAAGCCTTGGAATACGTATGAACGTTTCTTCCAATATTTTCTACCCATGTCTTCTAGACTTGGATCTTTAAACCATGCACGTACCTCATTTAAGATCTCGCATGTTTGGCCGTACATTTCCATACATGGAATTTGTACTTGTACAGGACGTGAGTCTGTCTCACCTTTAATTCCTGCAAACGGAAGTTTGATCATCAAACGTTCTTTCCAAAAGAAAGTGTTTGCTTCATCTCCGTCTGGAAGGAATCTTAGAGTTGAACTCTGTCCTTCTTGCATGTTCCAAAATGGAAAAATTGCGTTGTCACCGCCTGACGAACGATTGCCGCCAGTGTTTGCTTCTTGTTCTTTCAGTTTAGCTCTGATTTCTGCTAGTGTTGCCATAATATAAGCCTCCTATGTGTTTTTGCCTTATAGCTGTTTTGTATTGCCTAAATGTGCATTACTTTATATATAATACACTCTTGTACTTATAAAGTCAACCTTTTTTTTGACTTTATTCTGAAATTTGGTTATCTTAGTCCTGCTAGGGATTGGATACGTGCCATTTCAGCATCTTTCAAGCGTAATAAATCTGCCATTACTGCTTGAGCTTCATCAACCATCTCATCACCGTACTGTTTTTGTACTGCTGTTAAGACCGCTGTTTCACCCTTAGGAAAGCCATTAGTTGTATAATCGTACATACTCTTAATGAACTCATCTAGTGGAATTTCGTTCTTTTGCTTCAATTCGTCACCGTTTCCTTTTGGACTGATGTCGATTGTTGTAGCATCTTTACTATCTGGTTCTTCGCTGTCAGCTAAAATTTTAGCCGCTGTGTCCTTAGACATTGTACAAGGATGCATTTTGCCAGAACCTTTTGGATATTCAAATTCTTTTTCGCCCTTTGCCGCACAGTTAGCCGCCGCCATTTTATAATCTTCAAACGCTTGTTCTTCTGCTGTTAATTCTGCTGATTCTTCTTCGTGCCCTTGTTCGTGTTTTGACTGTGCAATAATAGCGTCCATCTTTTCAGCATATGCTGTTTGAGGATCGATAACAGCTTCTGGATCAATACCTTCATCGGCGTCAACATCAATATCTTCTTTTCTCGGCCCGTAATCTTTTTCGATCATATCTAGCACATCGTCCATAATATCATCCATATCACCAACAGATTTTTTCGCTTGGTAATACATGTCTTCGATTGCTTTTTGAATATCAGGTCCAAACTTACCAGCGTATGCTTTTTCTGCTGTTTGATATTGTTCTTCTGGATCAGTCATTGCCGCAACTTTTTCTAAAAAACCATCAACTTCAGGACCATGTCCTTCTGTTTGCAAATCATTAGGACCTAGAGTTTGAACTTTGTTTGCTTCTTTTACTAAGTTGTATACATACGGAAATACACCTTTTAGTTCTTCGTTAAACTGTCTAATAGTAAGTTCGTCAATCCAAGTATTTGAAACATCTTCTGGAACTTCTTCAAGCACGGTAGTTTCGAAGTTTGCAAATGTTTCTGTATAATATGCTTTGCGTTGTAGAGACTCAACTGTCTTTTTAACAGTAGCAAGTCTTTCGTTTACAACGTCCATGTATCCTGCTAAACCTTCAGCCATTACACTTGAGCGATTCATGTATGTCTTAAATTTACGCAGTTTGTTTAATTCTTCTGATAGCCCAACAATATGCTTACCAAAGTCGTCGTATGCATTTCCACCTTCACTTACGTGCATAGCCATTGCTCTTGCACCGTTCATGTGTCGTAGTGGATATTTAAATCTTTCGCCGTTTTCACTTTCAATATAAATGCTGTGTACATTTTGTGTGCGTCCTGCGGCATTTTCATGGTTTACTGGGCCAGCATGTTTTACAACTAATCTTGCTGTTCCGATATCTTGGTAACTAGTTCTACTAGTTCCATACATCTTTGATTCGCTCATTTGTTTCTCCGTGCTTAGATATTCGTAATCTCTTTTATCTAAATTTGATTTTGTTATGTCTCGTGTATCAAAATTTAACATTCTCTTTTTTGCAAATACTCTTAATTCTTTTAAGAAATCATACCATTTACTTTTAAGTATTTGTTCTTGTTCTGAAAACAAGTTTTGTGCATACATGATAGTTAGACTATTTTCATCTATATTTACATTTACTTTTTTACCTTCTGCAAAGTCAAATTCAAAGAATCTAGCTTCGTTAGGCTTATTTGTAATAGTAGCATTTCCGTCTCCTACTGTAATATTAGGAAAACGTCCACGTATCTTATTAAATAATTCGTCTGCAATAGTCTCAAGGTTTTTCATATTAATATTTATCAATAACCGCTAACAAAAATAGGCATTGGCGGTTCGTATGATTCTTCTCCTTCTGCTTGTGTAAACGTATTATATATACGTGGATCCCAGTCTTTCATTACAGCCATCATTCTTAATGCAAGTAATGTAGCACTAACCAAGTCATCATTAGCTCCCGGTTTTGCTCTAAAACTAGTACCTGTAGCAACATAATTCTTTAGTTCAGTAATTAATGGGCCACTATTAATAGTTATCTTATTATTTTCAACCATAGTCTTTAGTCGACTACATGCTGTAATCTTAGTACCATGTGTAGTATTAAATCCTTTACGAAACTTACGTACATGTCCTTTACGCATCGGTTCACTTACAAATAGTCCGGGTATATTTTCTTCGCCAAAGTCATTTATAACAATCAATGCCGCTTCTCCGATACTATTGTTTTCTACACTCCAATAAATGTTAGATCCAGTTCCTTTACAACTATCTTGTATGTGTGTACAAATATCTCTTAATATTCTAATCTGTGCTGGTATAGGTGTTTCGTTGTGTCGCCATTCTGCTACTTGTGTATAACTTGGAAGTTCATATACTTGTATCGCGGCATAATCGCCTCCAGTACCCATTGCTGGATCAAGTGCTACTGCATAATTTTGATCTCCTGTTGGTTTTGCGTACCAACGTGTTTGCCCCATATTCATTAAAGGATTTTTAGACTCCATTTGTGCAAGATGAATACTGTTAATAAGTGTTTCATCGTATACTAAGAATTCGCAACCGTATTCTCGTCTAAATTTTTCTTCTCCAATACGTCCAATTTCTTCTATTTTCCATTGTTCGTCTCTGTCAGGATGTTCGTCCCAACCACATGTAAATCCGTGAAATCCGTTTTGTCCTACTTCTTGTTCATTACCATGTGCATCGTATTTGTTCTGCGATTCCTTCCAAATAACAGCAAACGTATCTTCGTCTGAGTTAGGTGTACTTGTAATAATAGCACGACCACCTGTTGCTAGTGTAGGTGATATTGATGTCCAAAATTCTTCTGCAATATTAGGATTAACAAATGCAAACTCGTCACAGTATAATAATGATATACTCATACCACGTCCTGTGTTGCCTGTTGTAGTAGCACTAACAATACGTGATCCATTTTCAAACTCCATTGAGCCTTTGTTATAGTTTGTAACACCCGCTCTAATATGGTCTGGACATGATTCATACACATATCTAATACGTTGCATAATCTCTTGTGCGCCTGTATACTTGTGTGCGGCAATTAGTACAGTTTGATCTGGATGAAACATTGCATACCATGCTAGATATATTGCGGCAGTAGTAGTTTTACCAGTCTGCCTTGGTAGCATGTTTACATTAAATCTATGATTGTGATAACTTTCAAGAAGTCGTGATTGATATGAAAAAGGATCAAACAATAATTTGCCTTTTACAGGATGTTGGATGTATGCAAACTTACGTGCGAAATAGTCGTAACCAGTTTTAGGATCCATGCATTTAGCAAGGTCCTCAATCTGTGTATCGGTATATGTTTCTGTTTTATTGGCTTTCTTAATTAAGACGCCGTCTAAAGAAGTACTCATACTACTATTTAACCAAAAAAATAGGACCCGAAGGTCCTATTGAGTGTAACTTTAATTTTATTTTTATGTTGCTACTAATGTTGCCGCAAGAGTTACTTCTGTACCACTAGTGTCAATATCGTTTGGGCCAACTGCTGATACAGCGTATGTATTAGTGGATCTAGTCCATCCGCCGCCTATTGTTCTAATTCTATGTTGTAGGTCTGCCGCTGATGCTTGATTATCACATACTACAGTCATTGTACCAGTCGCATCGTCAGTTGTATGATAAATTAAAGGATTAATTTCTTTACAAATTTGCTCAACTGTTTCATCTAATGCATCATCTTCTGCTCTTAGATCAACTGCTGTACCGTCTGCAATTTTTACTAAAATTTTAAAAGCAAATGCGCCTGGGTAATGAATATCACCTGCCGCCGATTTTCCTGATCCGTTTACTCTAGTTTGTCCAGCCATTTAATTACCCCTTGTACTCTGAATATAATGAAGAAAGTTCTTCTTTAATCTTACTTGCTAGTGCCATTGGATTATCACCGCCTGCTACTTTTGGATAAG